TACATGGAATGCGACCGCCAATACATTTACCGCATTTAAAATCAATGCGACGGATACTGCTTCTAACAGTAATAGTTTGTTGATGGATCTACAAGTTGGCGGAAGCAGCAAATTTAAGGTTTCCAAAGCTGGTATTGTTACCGCTTCTGATGATGGATATCTGGCTGGCGGTCGGGCTTGGTTCTCGCAATATGGGGCATTTTTAAAGTCTGACGCGATTATATCGTGGGGAAATGCAACATCGTCATATTCTAGTGCTGACACCATTCTAGCTCGAGATGCTGCTGGTATTTTGGCGCAACGCAATGGTACAAACGCCCAAGCTCTTAGAGTCTATGACACATACACTGACGCTTCCAACTATGAACGAGTTGTGCTTTCTGCTACTGAAAATAATTTAGGATTTGTTGGATACGAAGCAGCAGGAACTGGTTCTAATAGAAACTTTGCTGTAAGAGGAGCTCAGGTACTTTTACAAACAGGTAGCTCAAACAATCGCTGGATTGTTGATGGTAGTGGTCATTTCACGGCAGCAACAGATAATACCTACGACATCGGCGCAAATGGAGCAAATAGGCCAAGAAACGTTTATGTTGGCACAAACGTAACTGTCGGCGATACTGTAACTGCAGCTAATTTTTTTGCTGGGGCCACAGGAACATTTATATTTAATGGAAGAAGCAGAATTCTTTCTCCAAGTGATGGAGTTTTAGGATTATACAATAACGGTTCAACAGACTTCAACCGTCTCCAGTTTGGTGGCACAACCTCAAGTTTCCCCGCTCTCAAGCGCAATAGCGCTGAGATAGATGTAAGACTTGCCGATGATAGTGGATATACAAGTATAACAGCAGCCACAGTTTATGCAGCGCAAAATTTTAGAGCAACATCAAACACTAGTGTTATCTCTTTGGGTTCCTCTAATGATATTGTTCTTGCTCGTGATGCAGCAGACATCCTCGCCCAGCGGCGGGGCACGAACGCTCAAACGTTTAGGATTTACAATACATACACTGACTCGAGCAATTATGAGCGGCTAAACATCTTATGGTCTGCAAACACAGCGTTTGTGGAAACGCTTGCGGCAGGCACAGGAGCTGCGCGAAGCCTTATCATCGGCTCCAATGGGTCTGGAACAAATCTTGGGTTTATGTCCGCTGGGACAGTTAGATGGCGTGTTAATTCCAATGGCCACCTGACGGCGGAAGTTGACAACACCTACGACATCGGCGCGAGCAATGCCACAAGACCGCGCAACGTGTTTGTTGCTGGATATGGATCATTTGGAACTTATAGCGGATCAGACTTAGGGGCTGGTGGTGTATCTGTATCCAATCATATTGTGATGATTGGTTCGAGCTCCTCTAGATCTCAAAGATCTGTTATATTTGCAAGTAGTGGCGGAGCAAGAAGAGGGGTGGTTTCTTCTGAGTGGATAACAAGCGATCTTCCAGTGGAATTTAGTAATGGTTCAGTTTTATTTGCTGGATTTTCTAACACGGGTAATTTTGGTATAAGCAACAGCGCACCAACCCACAAATTATCAGTAAACGGCAACGTTTATTTCGGCAGTACTCTAGACGTTCTCAATTCAGTTACTTCTGGAAACCTGACCGTAACTGGATTTGTCAATGCAAGCGTCAGCGTAAACTCTGCTCTTGTTACTGTTGGTTCGAACGTTTCTCTTAACACAACAACTCTGTCTATCGGAAACTCTACTGTCAATACCGCTATAAGCGCTGCAACTATCACCATTAACGGAGTTAATGTCAACACAGCTATCACTTCAAACGCTGCTACGGCCTACTCTAATGCTGTTACTTATGCAGATGCAAAGGCTGCTACGGCTTATTCAAACGCTACTGCTTATGCTGCTTCTAACACTTATGTAAATTCCACGTTCCTGCCATTGTCTGGCGGAACTCTAAACGGAAATCTAACGATTAATGCAAGCGCCAACGTTGTTTCTAATCTTGCTGCCAATAACGTTACTATTAGAGGTGACGTTCAGATCGACGGCAACCTGACTGTTTCAGGAACAACTGTTACCATCAGCGCAACAAATTTAGCTGTTGAAGATAACATGATCTATCTTAACGATGGATCAACAACTTCTAATCCTGATCTTGGATTTGCCGGAAACTATAATGATGGTTCTTACAAACATGCTGGTTTCTTCCGCGATGCAACTGATGGCATCTGGAAAGTTTTTGATAGCTATACTCCTGAGCCTGACGCAAGCGCTTATATTGACACCAGCAATGCTTCTTTCAGAATAGCTAATTTCCAAGCTAACGTTATCACAGCAAATAGCTTCAGCGGTAACGGAAGCAACATAACAACAATCAACGCTGATAGTATTTCATCAGGAACGCTTAACACTGCTAGACTGCCAGCCACCGTAAACGTATCAACAGCTTTCAATATTGGCTCCAATGTTAATGCCAATACTTCTACTCTGTTTATCGGAAACTCCACTGTTAATACTGTTATCAGTGCGGCCACAATAACAATCAATGGTGTCAATGTTAATACTGCTATCACCAGCAACGCGGCGACAGCTTACTCTAATGCCATAGCTTATTCAGGAAATGCGGCTCTGGCTTATGCTAACGCAATAGCTTTCTCGGCAAACGCTGATAATATTTCTTCTGGCACTCTAAACACTGCTAGATTGCCAGCAACAGTTAATGTTTCAACTGTGATAAATGTTGGAGCTAACGTAAACGTCAATACTTCAACAATACAGATTGGTAACTCTACCATCAATACTGTAATAAGTGCTGCTACTATTACGATCAATGGAGTAAACGTTAATACTGCTATTACTAGCAATGCAGCAACAGCCTACAGTAACGCTATTGCATACTCAGGCAACGCTGCTCTGGCTTACTCGAATGCTACTACGTTCGCTTCAAACGCAGATAATATTTCTTCGGGCACGTTAAACACTGCTAGACTTCCTGCAACAGTTAATGTAACCAGTGTTCTGAACGTTGGGTCTAATGTCAACGTCAATACTTCTGTGATTCAAATTGGCAACTCAACTGTTAACACAGTTATCAACTCTTCCAGCATTGCAACAGGCTCCGGAACATTCGGAAATACCACGATTACTGGCGATCTTGTTGTTTCTGGAAACGTGTTCTTCAATGGACCAACCACAAACGTCAACTCAACAAATCTTGTTGTTGAAGATAAGAATATTGTTCTCGGAGACGTAACCACACCAAGTGATGTGACGGCAGATGGTGGTGGTATCACTCTCAAAGGCGCGACAGACAAAACCTTTAATTGGGTTGATGCGACTGATGCCTGGACTTCTTCAGAGCATCTAAATCTTGTTTCAACCAAGAGCTATCAGATTAATGGTGCTGTTGTTGTTAACTCAACTGCTCTGGGAACTGGGATTGTAAGCTCTTCGCTGACTTCGGTTGGTACTCTAACCACTCTATCAACTGGAAATACTACGATTACTGGATTTGCTAACGTATCTTCTACACTACAGGTTGGAGGAAATGCAACTCTTTCCGGAACTCTACAAACAATATCTGGTAACGTTAACGTTGATTCGGGTGTTCTTTTTGTTGACGCAACAAATAACAGAGTTGGTATTAACACAACAACACCTTCGGCGGCTTTACACGCAATTAGTGATAATATTGTGTTTCAGGGTGTTGGGGGTGCAAGTTTATCAGTCATAAATGGTAGCGGTATTCGCGCAACCTCTGAATTGTATCTTGATACAGTAGCGTCAACTGGCGGTGACATTTTTATTAGGCCAAGAACAGCCACTGCAATTACTATTAAAAACACAACAGGCGATGTCGGAATAGGCAACACTGCGCCAACTCACAAACTTTCTGTTGCAGGCGATATTTACAGAGGCACATCTTCAACTTATAATAGTTTAATTGATAATAGTGGATTTAGAGCTACTGTTCCAAGTGGAGCAACATCTAATCTTAGATTGATACAAACTGGAATTGCAGATATTACTATCAATAATGAAGCAACAACAGGATCTCTGGTAACATCAGGACAAAATACTACGGAATTTCGTACAGCTACGACTGCTCAAACGTTGAAATCTTATAACACATTTACGGATGCGAGTAACTACGAACGTCTTGGAATTAATTGGACTTCGAATACACTGCAAATTTTAACTGAGCGAGCAGGAACAGGAACAAGCAGAGATCTGCAAATTGGTACTGCGGGCACTTCAGATTTTTATATTCGTACAAATAATACTGATCGTTGGAGAGTAACATCTACTGGTCATATGTTAGCTCATGCAGACAACACATATGACATCGGCGCAAGCGGCGCAAATAGACCTAGAACAGGGTATTTTGTAACGTCAGTTATTGTAGGTACAGATACAAAGTTGACAAACGGCGTAATTAGCACGCTTAACATCAACAACGCCGACAATACTAATACACTATGGGCTTTTGCTAGTAGCTCCGCAAACGCAACATTTTCATTGGGCGCAACTACCCCTATCATGCGTTTCAGCGGCTCAACATCCAGCTTCCCTGCCTTAAAACGCAACGGAACAGCAATTAATGTTCGTCTTGCAGACGATTCTGCAGATGCTCCGTTGACAGCTTCTCAGATTACACACAATACAAATTTGGTAACGACATCAGAAGCTACAACTCTGGCAACAACAACCAAAACTCAGGTTGCGTCTTTCGCTTCTGCTTCTTTCCGTTCTGGTAAACTAATGGTCCAGGCTTACGACTCTGTCACTGGCGAAGTCCAAATATCTGAACTACTGGTAGCCCACAATGGAACCACAGCATCATCTACCGAATATGGTGTGGTGTTTACAGGCTCTGCAGCATTAGCTACATATGATGTGGATATATCAGCAGGAAATGTCAGGCTGATGGCGACAAGAACTACGACTAACTCTACCCAATACAAAACTTCAGAAATGTTATTAATAGCCTAGGAGAATATAAATGACAACCTTTACAGTTACAATTGAAGACGAATCTCACCTTGATGGAATCACAGCAGCCAGAGAAGCCTACAATACTTCTGTTGGCGCAACAGTTACGAACGAGCAGGGTGAACAGGTTCCAAATCCAGCACTACTGGCTACTGACGAAGAATATGTGCAGTTTGTGATGTCAAAAGCTGCCGAGAGTTATTCAAAACAATATAACACTTAAAAGAAAAAAGACTTTATAAATATAAAAAACGGCTTAACTGGGGAAAGTGGAACCGGAATGGCAAATGATAAAAAATTTGTAGTCAAAAATGGACTACAAACTTCTAACATTAATTTCGTTGATTCGAATGCAAACAATACAGTTTTTGTTGAAGTATCAACAACAATTGCAAACACAGTAACGTTTGCCGGAAATGTCCACGCAACTGGGTTCGTCGGATCTGGTACAGGATTAACCCAACTTAACGCCACTAATATCAGCACAGGAACAGTAGGCACTGCTCGTCTTGGTTCTGGAACCGCCAACACAACAACATGGCTAAGAGGTGATGGATCTTGGCAGGTAGGCCCACTTGGTTATACTGGTTCTGTTGGATTTGTTGGATCTAAAGGCGACATTGGTTTCACAGGTTCAAAGGGTGACATTGGATTTACTGGATCTGCAGGATTTGTCGGATCTCAAGGCATTCAAGGAGTAACTGGTTTTACTGGTTCGCTGGGTGCTACTGGTCCTACAGGCCCTACTGGACCTCAAGGAGCTACTGGTTTTACAGGTTCTCAAGGTATTCAAGGCGTCACAGGATTTACAGGATCACAGGGAATACAAGGCGTTACTGGATTCACAGGATCAGTCGGTTTTGTTGGATCTAAAGGAGATATCGGTTTTACTGGTTCATTAGGAGCAACAGGCCCAACTGGCCCAACTGGTCCTACTGGATTTACGGGTTCTAATGGATTTACAGGTTCGTTAGGTGCCACAGGACCCACAGGACCCACTGGATTTACTGGATCTGTCGGCTTTGTTGGTTCAAAGGGTGACATAGGATTTACTGGCTCGACAGGATTTACAGGATCTAAAGGTGATATCGGTTTCACTGGTTCTGTTGGTCTAACAGGATCTAAAGGTGATATCGGTTTCACTGGATCAAAGGGCGATATCGGTTTCACTGGCTCGACAGGATTTACTGGATCAAAGGGCGATATCGGTTTCACCGGATCTTCGGGCGCGAGCATCCTTGGAACAAACAATACTTGGAGCGGCGTAAACACATATGGCACAGTAACATACCCACTAACTTTATCAAATGGAGCATACTTAAGGTTTTATAGTTCAGGTACCGATTGGGCTATAGGAAAACCAGACGCGGATCAACTTATATTATATCGTGGCGCGACTGCATGGCTTCAGTTTGATTCTTCTGGCAACCCATTTATAAATTCCAATAAACTTTGGCACGCTGGGAACGATGGATCAGGTTCTGGCTTAGATGCAGATTTATTAGATGGTTATAATATTGGAACTTCTGGTGGAGCAGTTCCTCTACTGAATGGCACTAATACGTGGGGTGCTACGCAAACAATTACTAATGGCGGAGCAAACAGTATTGGATTAACTGTTGGCAATTCTCAATCAATTCTTGACGTCTCTGGTGGAGATGGAGCATATTCGTGGTTAGGATCAAGAACTTGGGGTTTTGATATACGTTATGGAGCTTCAAACGCTTCAACTGGTTTCAGAATGACGAATGCAGGCGTTTTATATGCAGGAACCTCTAACTTAATTTGGCACGCTGGGAACGATGGATCTGGCTCTGGATTAGACGCTGATTTGTTGGACGGTTATAACATAGGAACTTCTGGTGGTACTATTCCTCTGTTGAATGGTACTAATACATGGAGCGGAACACAAAATATTCAAATGGCCACAAACAGCAATTTGTTTGACCTGACTGATAATACAGTAGGAACAAAATTAAGATTTGTTCCTGTTGAGATTTCGGGCACCAGAAGAATGCATTTCTTGTTTAGTCCTGATGGATCAACCCCTTCTAGCCTAGGATATTTTGATAGCACTGGTATAGAATTAGCTTCTGGAAAAGCCTTTAAAGTGAACGGAAGCACAGTCTGGCATGCTGGCAACGATGGCTCAGGCTCTGGATTAGACGCTGATTTGTTAGATGGCATTAATTCGTCTGGATTTGCTCGTTTAGCCATCACAGGCAGTCAAACGTTTGGAACAGGAGCTACTTCTGAGGCTGGAATTATTGTTAATGGTAACAATTCTGGAACTAATGGAGGTTCTTATGTTTCTGTTCAATATGGCGGTGTTACTTCAGTTGCAATAGGCAATGCTTCGGCTATATTGGGCGGAGCTTTTAATTCTACCTCATTAATCTACTCAGGAACAGGAGCTATTTATTTTAACAATACCTCTAACTTGATGTGGCATTCTGGCAATGATGGTGCAGGTTCTGGCTTAGATGCAGACTTGTTGGATGGTTATAATACCTCAACATCCACAACTGTTAATACTGTAGCTGTTCGGGATTCTAATGGTAGTTTATTAGCACAACAATTTGCTGCCTACTCTAATGCTCCGTATTTTGAGTGGTATGAGAATGATGCTACGACAGATCAAAAACGATGGAGAATGATTGGTGATGGTGGAGGAACGCTTAGTTTACGTGCAGTAAATGACGCCTATAACTCTGAAACAATAGCTATGAATTTTTATCGTTCTGGAACTACTGTTACTGGAGTAGATGTTTATTCCCCATATGTGCAAGTAAACAAAACTTCAGATGCTGGATTTATTTCAACATCCAACTATCCGTTTTTTGATCTTAGAGATGTTGATGCAGGTACCAATGAGAAAAACTGGAGATTTGAAGCAGGAAATTCTACACTAAATCTTGTTGTTTATAATGATGCATTTACGGCTAGCAGTTATCAATTTACTGTGCGAAGATCAGGTAGTGCATTAACAAGATTTGACGTTGCAACTGTTTTAAATCTTACCGATGCTGTTGCTAATGATAGAACAGAACTAAGATTTAGCGGTGGATTAAGGCTGTTTAATAAAGACAATAGCTCGATTTTATTTGGTACCACAAATACACAAAGAATGGAAATTAACGCTTCGGGCAACATAACTGCCAGCGTTGATATACGCTCTCCAATATATTATGACAGCAATAATACAGGATATTACGTTGATCCAGCAAGTACATCAATAATTAATAAAATTAATATTCCTTCTGGATCCCAGTCGATCAATACTACTACACCAGGTATTACTGAATATCAATTAAATTTTACTGGACAAGCTACTGCTGATAATGCTCAAGCAATAACATGGGGTTGGGGTGCTAGTGGTGCACAGGCTGGTGTCTATGTTCAATCTTCTGGTTCATATGGCACTAAAATGTATTTGGCTACCACGGATTCGTTTGCAGCAGGCTCTAAAACTGCATTAACAATTGATCATCTTGGAATTATAACTACTAATCGCAACTATTTACAGGCTACAGATTCTCTCCGCGCTCCAATTTTTTATGACAGCAACAACACATCGTATTATATAGATCCTGCCAGCACCTCAAATACAGCTTTACGGATGAGAGGTGGTGCTCTTTTTGGACCAAATACTTCCTGGTCTGCATATCTGTCAATAGGAACAGATGGTCACGCCAGTGCTTCTTATGCTAGTGTTGCGACAACAAACGGTAATTTGCACATAGATGCTGCTTCTGGTCTAGATACATATATTAATTATTATGCTGGGAATAATTTTTATTATGCTTATGGCGGAACAATACGAGGCGGTTTTTATACCGATTCTTCGGTAAGAGCAAATATTTTTTATGATCTTAATAATACAGGATATTACGTTGATCCATCATCAACTGGGACTAGTTTAAGTCTCCTTGGAAATATTAACTTTAACTCCGCAAGCGCTGAGAAAACTATACAATGGCAATTCACTGGAAGAAACGCATATATTTTTGGCAGAGACAGTGATGATATGATTGGTCTGTACGATGGTACAGCTGGTCTTAGCAGATTTGAGACATATCCATCAGGAGTGTTTTACGCCCCTGATATTAGATCATCAATATTTTATGACAGTAACAATACAGCATATTATATTGATCCATCAAACTCTACTACTTCCGGAATTTTTGCAGGAAGTATTGGTGCTGGCACAACAAGTGCAGATTATCGAATTCATGCAAATGATTCTTCTCTGGGCACAACTCAAGGCAATACAAAGCTACTTCTTAGGTTACAAACTTCTACATCTAATGCGGATTATCTCAATTTCTTCAAAATTCGTAATAGTAATGGTAGTGATTGGTCAACGTCTGGCTGGAGATTGCAACAATTAGTTGATGTAACTTGGCACGCTTACATACAATTTAATGGAAATAATAACGAAGGATTAAGTTTTGGTACGGGTGGATCTTCAGTTGGTCCATTAAGCGTAACTGAAAGATTAAAAATTAACAATAGTGGCAACGTAATTGCCAGTGTTGATATGAGAGCCCCTGTATTTTATGATACTGCGGACACTGCATATCGCGCAGATCCTCAAGGAACTTCTGTGTTTGCAAACCTTGCACTTGGTGGTTCTACATCGGTACCACAGGGTGTAATATGGGCAAACGGCGACGCTTGGTTTACTGGTGGAACGAGAAAAGTAGCATTTACCACTGACTCCAGTACAGATGGAACTCCAAACGTTGCGGTTGAAGGAGAAAGTAACGATCTGGTTATAAGAAACTGGTCGGGAAGCGCATATAATGAAAATCTTCGTGTGGCAGGTTCTACCAGAAGAGTTGGCGTAGGAGGAGTAACTCCAGATTATACTCTAGATGTTAACGGCGTAATTAGAGGCAGATATACAGCTGGAGCTGGTACTGCCGCTCTATATCTCACTGGAGGTTATGCTCAATTTCAAAAAGACAACAATGTTCGTATGGACATTAATAATGTCGGCGGTTTAGACGCTAACTCTCCTTTCTGGATAGGTTATCATTGGACGCCACCTGACGTCATTACTAATGCAAGCGCGCAAAATAGTTTTCCAAGAACATCTTTTTATTGGAACTATAGCACAACAAGCAATCCTAGTAATTTAACTTGGAACATGTGGGCTGGAAATGGTAATGGTCTTTCATTAAGCATGCTTTTTGGAACCGACTCAAACGGAACTATTTCTTTTGCTACAGCTAACACAGTAAGACTTTCAGTAAACTCTTCTGGGAATGTAACTGCTAACGTTGATATGCGTTCTCCAATATTTTATGACAGTAATAATACTTCTTACTATCTGGATCCTGCATCAACATCACAAGTTTATAATATGGTGTTTAACAATCCAGCAAGTGCCAAATTTGCTAATCCATATTATGAGTGGAGAAGAGCAAATAATACCAGAAACGGATATATTCAGTTTCAAGATGGTGGCACACTAATCTTAGATAACGAAGCTGGCGAAAATATATACACTTATGGACTCACAAACGCCCAACAATATTTATTTGCAAGAAATGGATATTCGGCGCTATCTATATATTCTAGTGGCACAAACACTTCTTATCTGATATTTGCTAACGCAACTAGTGCAGAACGCTTTAGACTTTATGTAGATAATGGTAGAACTCTCTACATGTCTGGTAATAACGGCTCGACCAACCATTTCTCTTTTGACTCTAGCGGAAACTTCATAGCCCTTGCAAACATTACTGCATACGGAACACCATCAGATAGGAAGTTCAAAGAAAATATTCAAGATCTTCCTAATGCACTAGATAAAATATTAAAACTTCGTCCAGTTACATTTGACTGGAAAGAGGAAACCCCACAAAACTCACAAGTAAATCTTGTGAATGATGTTGGTTTTATTGCCCAAGAAGTCCAGGAAGTTATTCCAGATCTCGTCAGAGATTTCGATGGTTCTTTATCCCTCAGAGAACGAGGACTGATAGCATATCTTGTTCAGGCAATCAAAGAACAGCAAGCTCATATAAATAGATTAGAACAAATGATAAAGGAGAAATTATGATATATACCTGGAAACTTAAGTCTCTCAAGAAAACAAATTCTGGTAATCTAGAAAATGTTGTTATTCAAACTTATTGGGAGCTTACTGGCACTGATGAGGATGGAAATTCTGGAACCTTCAACGGGGCCACTCCATTTAAAGCGCCAGAAGGGGAAAACTTTACAGCTTATGAAGATCTAACAGAAGAGATGGTTCTTGGTTGGATTAAAGATCAAGTTGTTGGTGGATACAAAGATCATGTCGAAGAAAAAATTCAAGAACAAATTGATCAAAAGAAAAATGTTGTTGAAGAAGTAAAAGAAGAAGAGCTTCCTTGGGCTCCCCCCAAACCTGATACGGATGAATAATGACGCTTGCTGCTAATGGAACAATGAGTATTGGTGGATCTACTACTGATCGATCTATCAATCTTGAGCTTGGTAGATCTGCGACTGCCACCTCAAGTCTCAACGAGAGTGCACTTAGAACGCTGGCAGGAAAAGCCAGCGGAGCAATTGCTCTGAGCGACTTCTATGGAAAATCTAACTTTACTCCAACTACCAGTACTCGGACTTCTGGATCTGGAACAGAAACAGTGCCATCAGGTGCAGTCAGTGTTCGTATTCGCGCTTATGGCGGTGGCGGTGGTGGTGGAACAGGAGTTAACTACGCTGGTGGTGGAGGTGGAGCAGGTTTTGTTGAAGCTACCTATTCTTGCTCAGGCGGACAAACATTAAGCTATTCTGTTGGCAGCGGTGGCGCTGCAGGCAGCTCTGGTACTGCTTCAACTGTAACCAGTGGCACCCTATCAATCACAAGTATCAGCGCTGGTGGTGGCGGTGCAGGATCTTCAAGTAGTTTTGCACCTGCTATCGGCGGTCTTGGCGGTATTGCTAGCGGAGGATCCACAAACACAGATGGTCAAGCTGGAGAAGACGATTATTCGCTTGGTGGAGCTGCTGGTGGAGCTTGCCTAGGTACTGGTGGAGGCGCTTCAGATGCAATTCCAGGCGGCGGGGGTTCAAGTCTTCTTGCTGGTAAACGCGGCGAAATTCAATTCTATTACACATAAAGGGAAACAAATGACATTAGAAGATATCACACACGAAATCGTAAAAGAAGAAAATGGCACAATGACTGTCAAATTTTCTGCTGAAGATCTAGAACAAGAAAAGCAAATCAATGTTTTTGATCTCACAACACAACAAGAAAAACTAGAAAGAATTAACCAGCATAAAAATGCGTTTTTTCATCGAATAAATATTGGCATGGTTAAGACAAAAGAAGAAGTTCTGGAACCCACTCCAGAATAATATAAACCCCAACAAATAGACAATGAAAAGGAATACTAATATGATCGGTGATGACGTGAAACAAGAAAATGTAGCCGCTCCTGAAGCCCCTGAACAAACTGTAACTCTGGTTGTCAATCCTAGACAATTCAATGTTATCGTTGCTGGACTCGGAGAACTCCCCTTCAAGGTTTCTAATGAAGTGGTGCAAAATCTAGTAGCTCAGGTCCAGAAACAAGTTGGATCTGCGCCCCAACAATAATAACTAAAAAAATAGAATACAAACTTAAACCCCACTTAACAGTGGGGTTTTTCTAGATCAAATAATGTCAACTTTTCGCTTTAATAAATAATGGAAATGGTTAGAGGATAAAAACATGGCCGTTCCAAATAGCAGAGATTCTTTTAAAGAATATTGCCTCAGGAAACTGGGCAAACCAGTGATTGAGATTAACGTCAGCGACGAACAAGTTGACGACAGGGTTGATGAAGCCCTAAAATATTTCCAAGACTATCATTTTGATGGTTCTGAGAAAATGTATTATAAAATACAGGTAACTTCTCAGATGAAGGCTGACAGATATATCCCCATGCCAGAAAACATCATGGGCGTTACTGGAGTTATGCCCATCGGCTCAGCGTTCCAATCTTCTAATATCTTTAACATCCAGTATCAGATCGCAATGAACGAAATCTGGACTCTTACTTCTCTGCAACTGGTTCCGTATTATATGGCAATGGAACATCTTGCTCTTATCCAAGAATTATTCGTGGGCCACCAAAGAGTTAGATTTAGCAGACATTCTAATAGATTGCATATCGACACCGACTGGTCCAGAATTTCAGAAGGATCTTGGATCGTTGTTGAGTGTCATGGAGTCATTGATCCTTCCACATATTCTGATATTTGGGGAGATCGTTGGCTTCAAGAGTACACAACTGCCAAGATAAAGTATCAGTGGGGTAGCAATCTAAGCAAATTTACAGGTATGACTCTTCCTGGTGGAGTTCAGTTCAACGGACAGCTTATCAAAGAAGAAGCTGAAAGAGAGATAAACGATCTAGAAAACAAAATGATTGATGCCTACAGCCTGCCCCCAGACATGATGGTGGCATAAATGCCTAATCCATATTTCAACAATTTTACCAGCACCAACGAGCAGCTTCTCGTTGAAAATTTAGTTGTTGAAAGTCTTCAAATGTACGCCCATGGAGTACATTATCTTCCAAAAACTTTGGTAAATTTTGATGAGATATATGGAGAAGATTCTATATCTCAATATAATACTAATTTCTTTATGGACATATACATAAGAACTTATAACAGTTATCAAGGTGATGGAGTATTCCTCTCTAAATTTAATTTAGAAATTAGAGACACATTAATTGTTTGTGTAGCAAAAAGATTGTTCGAACAAACTGTAACTGATTATGATAGTAATATAGTAAGACCAAGAGAAGGTGATTTGATTCACATGCCTCTTGACAATCGTATCTATCAGATTACATATGTCAATAAAACTCCAGTATTTTATCAGTTAGGAGCAATTCAATTTTATGAATTAACTCTGGAAATGTTCGAACATTCTGGTGAAGTATTTAATACTGGAATAACTGAGATAGACCAGATATACACAAATACTAACGAACCACAAGATCTTATCGATGATACTGATGAGATACAACAAGAGGCTAATACAAGCAATATATTCGACTGGACAGAGGTCGACCCCTTTTCAGAGGGAAATATCTGACACAGCTGTTTTATAAATACAATGGTACATTAATAAAGACATCTTTATTATACCAGATTTATAAAAAGAAGTCAAACACTTTTAGGAAGATATAATGTTTGGTCAAACTTGGTCACATGATCTTATAAGAAAATATGTTATCATATTTGGCACATTGTTTAATAACATATATCTTACGAGAAAGAATTCTAGCGGAACCGTTGTTCAGACCATTAAGGTTCCTCTGACTTATGCACCAAAAGAAAAGATGCTGGCTAGATTGACTGGAGATCCAGAATTTACCAATCAAGTAGCATTAACTCTTCCAAGAATGTCTTTCGAAATCTTAGGTTATCAATATGATGGTCAAAGGAAACTTAATACCATTGAAAAGATAACAAAGAAAACCGATACAGACGCGGATTATGTTTATAATCCAGTTCCATATGATTTCCAGTTTCTTTTACATATAATGGTAAAGAATGCTGCTGATGGAACAAAAATCGTTGAACAGATTCTTCCCTACTTTACCCCAGAGTTTACGGTAACAGCAAATATTCTTCCACAAATAGCAAAAAGCTATGACATCCCAATAGTACTTTATGATACCATTGTTCAGGATCTGTATGATGGCAGCTTCCAACAAAGAAGAACTATTGTTTGGACTCTTTCATTCTCATTGAAAGGCTATTTGTTTGGTCCAATTAAAACAAAACAAATGATAAGATTTGCCAATGTTGGGTTGACAGCAGTTAGTAGTTTGTCTAATTTAAATAATGTTGATAGGAATGTAACAATTACAGTGCAACCTGGACAAACAGCCAATGGTCAAGCAACTCTCGATATTAATGAAACAGTTCCTTATGACGAAGTTGATCCAAATGATCCTTATGCTTTTATACAACAATTTGATGAGAATATCTAATGAAAAATCCTATTGATGATATCTTTGGAATTGAAAGAGAAGAAGAAATAGAACAAGAAAAACCTCCTATTGTTCTACAAAAAGTAGAAGAAACCGATGATCAGGCAATACAAGACTTTGAGATGGCCAGACAGAATATTATCGATACCATTGAGGAATCCAAAGAAGTTGTGGCCGAGATGATTAACGTAGCCAAGCTTTCTCAGCATCCAAGAGCATATGAAGTTCTTGGAACTCTTCTAAAAATGCAAATTGATTCAAACAAAGATCTTCTTGAGTTAAGAAGAACTAGAAACGAACTAATGGGGAAACAAGAAGAGAAGCCCAGCACCATTAACAATAATCTTATAATGAGCAGTGCTGATGTCTTAAAGCTTATTTCCGAATCAAAAAAGAAATAGTATGCAACCAGCAAAGAAAACTTCTTACCTCGGCAATAAAAAACTAAAGAAATCTAACATTGCCATAGAGTGGACGCCAGATCGTATTCGTGAAATGATCAGGTGTAAAGAAGATGCCATTTACTTTATTGAAACTTACTGTAAAATTATCCACGTTGACCGTGGACTTGTAAACTTTAAACTGCATCCCTTCCAAAAAGAAATGATAAGTGCCTATTCAGATAACCGATTCGTTATCTGTAAGATGCCTCGTCAGGTCGGAAAAACAACCACAACTGCTGGATTTATTCTTTGGCGAGTTCTTTTCAACGAGCATTATAGCGTGGCTATTCTGGCCAACAAAGACAAAAAAGCCCGAGAAATCCTGGATAGAATCCAAAAGATGTTCGAAAACCTCCCACAGTGGATGCAGCAAGGTGTTACTGAATGGAACAAAGGTAACATTGAGCTAGAAAATGGCTCTAAGATTGTGGCTACTTCTACCTCATCCTCCGCTGCTCGTGGTGATACCTATTCATGCGTATATTTGGACGAATTTGCCCACGTCGAGAGGAATATACAGGAAGAATTCTTCGCATCAGTTTATCCTACTATTTCTTCGGGTGAAACAACCCAGCTGGTAATGACCTCTACGCCAAAAGGTATGGAACTGTTTTACAAGATCTGGGTTGAATCAGAAGAAGGCAGAAACAGCTATAAAAGAGTTGAGGTGCACTGGTCTCAGGTTCCTGGAAGAGACCAAAAGTGGAAAGAAGAAACCATTGCGAACACCTCTGAGGATCTATTCAGGCAGGAACACGAGTGTGTTGACGGAAAAACACAAATAACAGTTAGAAACAAAAAAACAGGAAAAACCAAGAAATTAACAATCAATAAATTTATAAATATGATTGTTAATTCTTTGGAGAATAATAATGCATTATAGAAAAATATGGGAATCGCATTTTGGCGAAATACCAGTTGATGAATATGGATTTAGGTATGAAATTCATCATATAGATGGAAATAGAAAAAATAATTCTATTGATAATTTAAAATGTATTTCTATTTTTGAGCATCTTGATATACACATTAAACAAGGTGATTGGGCGGCAGCCGCTTTGATAGGAAAAAGAATTGGTCTTGGGCCAAACTATATGTCAGAAATACAAAAAGGAAAAAAACGACCTGGTGTTGGTGGAGCCAAAAAAGGAACAATTCCTTGGAACAAAAACAAAAAAGGATGTTTTTCTGAAGAAACAATTGAAAAGTTTAAAGTATCCAGAAAAGGTAGAAGATTTTCTCCATTAAAGATAACAGATGAACAATGTAAAGAAATAATAACTCAATATAATAAAAAACAAAAAATAAAAGAGGCTGGCACAAAAAGCAAGAATGGAAAAATCATATCATATGAAACAGCTTTTAGTAAGACGTTTTCTGTTAAATATAATGTAACAGCCAAACAGATATACAACATAATAACAGGAAAACGCAATGTTCTATAAGAACCAAGATTTTGAAATTTTAACACCAAGCGGATTTAAAAATTTTGCTGGTGTGCAAAAGGTTGTGAAGTGTGGTAAAATGGAACTCGTTTTAAATAATGGTAATCGTTTGGTTTGTGCTCCTAAACATAACATATTAACCGATTCTGGTTGGATTGAGTGTTCAAGATTAAAAACAGAAAACAAGGTTATCACAAAAAACGGTTTGGTTGGAATATACCACATTGAACTCATGGAAGGTGAGCACACTTATTATGATATTGTTGGCGTGCCAAATTTTGAATATTACACAAACGGGATTGTTTCTCATAACTGTGAATTCCTAGGTTCGGCAAATACTCTCATCCACCCCACAAAACTTCGAGCAATGGTCCACAAAACGCCAACAATCAACAATAAAATAGGATTGAAAGAATATTACCCGCCAGAAAAAAATGTTATCTATGCCATCATTGTAGACACGGCCAGAGGAGTTGGAGAAGACTCTTCAGCGTTTATTGTTGTGAATGTCAACACTTTCCCATATAAAATATGCTGCACTTTTAAGAACAACCTGATCAGTCCTCTAGTATATCCTAATATCATATACGAAACTGCAAAAAGATATAATGACGCTTTGGTGTTGGTGGAGACTAACGATATTGGCCAACAGGTTGCTGATATCCTGCATCATGATCTAGAATACGAAGGCGTTCTAGTTACTGCTAATTCTGGAAGAGCGGGCCAATCTCTTTCGGGTGGATTTGCCACCTCAACTCATAGGGGCATTCGGACAACAAAACAGGTTAAGAGAATCGGCTGTGCTACGCTCAAAACTCTTGTTGAGTCTGATAAGTTTATCATAGAAGACTATGAAACTATCTATGAGTTGTCAAGATTTTCTCAAAAAGGGAATTCTTACGAGGCTGAAAGCGGCAATGATGACTTAGCTATGTGCTGCGTTCTTTTCTCGTGGCTTTCCACACAACATTATTTTAAAGAAATTACTGATCTGGATATTAGGAAAAGAATATTTGAGCAAAACGAAAATATGTTAGAAGAAGAAATGCTTCCGTTTGGGATATATTCTTCTGGAAATGAAGAAGATGATATTATTATAAATGAAATGCCAACTATGTTAGACCAAAAACAAAGAGACGAGTTCAGTTCCTTTTTCGGAGAAAGAGACTTGGAGAAGCAAAATTTATAAATAAGAACGAAGATTGATTTAATAATCTAACCGTATTAGGAGAATTCATAAATGGCATTTCAAGTAAGTCCTGGAGTTAACGTAACAGAAGTTTCACTGGTTACTTCTGTACCCCAAAACGCGACCTCCACTGGAGCTATCGCTGGCCAATTTTCCTGGGGACCAGTTGGAAAAATAACACTGGTTTCCAATGAAACACAGCTTGTTGAAAAGTATGGTCGCCCCACAGCTAATAACTACGAAACGTTCTTCTCTGCGGCAAACTTTCTAGCTTATGCAAATAGAATGTATGTCTCAAGAGCCGCCAAAACATCAGGTGTGTCAACTGACGTTGAAAGTGCGTTACTTGGCAACACAACAGTCATAGCATACTCTAATACGGCTAATATTGCTGTTGGTCAAGTTGTTTTTGGTATTGGTATTGCTGATGGAACTCTCGTCACCGCAGTAAACAATTCTACTATTTCTAACAATTTCTTAGCAAATTCTTCAGGAGTTGCTGCCAATGGAACAATTACTATTTCTGGGGGACATCCTTTTGCTGATGGTGAAAGAGTCAAATATCTGGTAGCAGCAGGCAATACCGCTATTTCTGGACTTTCTAACAACGGCACATATTTCGTAAGAAATTCTAATTCCACCACTCTTTCGCTATCATCTACGATTAATGGTGCTGTTATCACTCTTACCGCGGGAACAAATGAATCAGGCCACAGTTTAACAAGATCAACTGATACCAGAGTAACCATTTCTTCTAGCGCAACATTAGGCACGTCATCTGTTCCATTTCTTGTTTCTACGACTTCTGTTACCGCCGCTTCTGAATTAAACTACAGCGATTCTGCTGTTTCATATAACGCTTTTGCTAACACAAGCCCCCAAACAAACAGAACACAGGCTGTTGTTAAAAACGCAGACCATTATGATACGCTTACTTTCCCATCAAATATAAAATGGATTGCAAAATATCCCGGAGAACTTGGAAATTCTCTAAAAGTTTCGGTTGTAGACACAGCAGATCAATATAGCTCAGTTATCAATCCATATGCTATTGTTGCAGATGGAGTAACGACCAACTCAACAGCAGGCGTTGTTCCAGGACCATCTGGAATTACAATAAATGTTGGCGCGTCAACAGCTAATGTTTTTGTGACCAACTCTGTTTCTGTACCAAACGCATCTAATGTGGCCGCTGCTATTAAAAATAAACTGGTTGTTGGTGATTACATCGAGGTCGGAAATACCTCAATCAACAAACAAAAACTGCAAATCAAATCCCTTGGTTCTGTTTCAACAACAGGTGGAGGAGTTTCCACCTTTACAATAACCTTTGAGTCTCCATATAAACTATCAACATCATTTTCTGGCAACACAGTTTCTCGTTATTGGGAATACTCGAATGTTGTCGGCAAAGCCCCTGGAACATCTAAATCTGTTTCAGACGTTGGGTCTTCAGCGGTGGATCAGGTTTCTGTGGTAGTTGTTGATGAAGATGGCAAGATTTCTGGAACTCCAGGAACAGTTCTAGAGTCTTTCGTTAATCTTTCCAGAGCGACTGATGCAAAAAATCAGGATGGAACAGTAGCTTATTATAAAGACGCTATTAATTCTCTATCGAAATATGTTTGGTTTGCGGGTGATCGTACTGGCGCAGTTTCCAACACAGCGGTAAATGTAGCTTCTTCAACAGAAACAACACCATTTACTGCCTCAATGATTGGTGGTCGCGACGGTTCTTCCGAATCTACTGCAGCTATGGCTGATCTAGCTACAGCTTGGGATCTATTTGCTGATACTTCTTCAGTTGACGTAGCCCTTTTGGTTGCTGGTCGTCCAACTGGAGTAAACGGAGTTCAGGCGGCAAATTATATCATCGATAACGTTGCTGATGTCAGAAAAGATTGTGTTGTGTTCGTTTCTCCCGAAAAGAGTGACGTTGTGAACGCTCCAGGATCTGAAACTGACAATGTTGTTGCGTTTAGAAACGCTCTAACAAACTCTTCTTATGCTGTTCTTGACTCTGGATACAAGTATCAATATGACAAATACAATGATGTGTATCGTTGGGTTCCTCTCAACGGAGATATCGCTGGTCTAGCGGCAAGAACCGATCAGGTAAGAGATCCATGGTTCTCTCCTGCTGGATTTAATCGCGGAGCTATCAAGAACGTTGTCAAGCTTGCATGGAATCCAACTAAAGCCCAGCGTGACGTTCTCTACTCAGCTGACATTAACCCAGTTGTAACTTTCCCAGGTCAGGGTACAGTTCTTTTCGGAGATAAAACTCTTCTTTCACAGGGAAGTGCTTTCGATTATATTAACGTCAGAAGGCTCTTTATTATCCTCGAAAAGACAATCGCCACAGCAGCCAATCAGCTTCTGTTCGAATTCAATGATGACTTTACACGTCTGCAGTTTAAGAACATTGTAGAACCTTTCCTCCGGGAAGTTGCTGGAAGAAGAGGTATTACTGATTTCCTAGTTGTTTGCGACGAAACAAACAACCCTGCTGAAATTGTTGACGCTGCTAAATTTGTTGGAGACATTTATATTAAACCAGCAAGATCGATTAATTTCATCCAGTTGAATTTCGTTGGTGTTGGATCTTCGGTTGAGTTCTCTGAAATCGTTGGCCAATTCTAATAAATAAGACAACAGGAGATTAAGCGCATGACTTTTAATATCAACGATATGAAAAACGAGCTGAAGTTTGGTGGAGCAAGACCAAATCTTTTTAGCGTTCAAATCGAATTTCCAAGAAATATTGGTATTCCTTCTGACGCAGAAAGAGACACCACATTTAAAGTGCAATCAGCACAAATTCCTCCAGCAACACTTGGAATAATCCAGGTACCTTATTTTGGACGTTTCATGAAACTTGCTGGAGACAGAACGTATCCAGGTTGGCAGGTTAACGTTATCAATGACGAAGACTTTAAAATTCGTCATGCTATGGAACTATGGTCCAATGCAATAAACGAGCTTGCTGGTAATAAAAGAAAAACCCAGGTGTCACGAAACGACTATAAGAAAACAGCAACCGTAACACAATATGGAAAAACTGGTTCTCCAATTAGAACATATAAATTTGAGGGTATCTTCCCTGTACAGGTTGGTGATATTGCTCTAGACTGGGCCAACGTAGACCAGATTGAAGTTTTCCCAGTTCTATTCGAGTATGACTTCTGGAAAGTTGAGAGCGGAACTCCTTATGGTGGAATAAACAGAGGAACAATCGGAGAGTAACTTCTTTGACTGCATCAAATATATATTGGAGTTTTTGACATGGACCTGAACTTTTTTGGATTCCGCATAACTAGAGAAGAAAAGCCCGTCGTCTCTTTCGCGCCAGAGATTAGAGACGACGGAGCTATCATCACAACTGCAACAGGCGGTGCACAAGGTTTTTATATTGACCTTGATGGAAGCGTAAGAAACGAAGCCGAAGCTGTTGCCAAATATAGAGAAATGGCACTAAATCCAGAAATTGATATTGCTATTGATGATATAGTCAACGAAGCTATTTGTTTGGAAGACGGTCTAGACACTGTTAAGTTAAATCTGGATAAACTAGAGCAGCCACCAAAAATCAAAGAACTTATACTGCAAGAATTTCAAACAGTAATGAAAGTCTTAGATTTTAAAAATAAAGGCTATGATATTTTCCGCAACTGGTATGTTGATGGGCGTTTGTACTACCATGTTATTATTGACAACAAGAATCCAGCTTTAGGAATTCAGCAACTACGTTATGTTGATCCAAGAAAGATTAGAAAAGTTAGACAAGTCAAAAATGACAGAATACAAACAATTCCTATAGCACAAACGGTTGACGAATACTACGTCTACAATCCTAGAGGCTTTGGTAAAATTCCAGCTTCTCCAGCTACAGCACCTGTTGATCATGCAGTAACTGGTATTAAGATCACAAAAGATTCAATCGCCCATATCACAAGCGGTCTGACTAATACGACTGGAGATCTTGTGATTGGTTATCTTCACAAAGCCATCAAACCATTAAACCAATTAAAGGCTATGGAAGACAGCCTTGTCATCTATCGTATCTCTCGCGCTCCCGAGCGCAGGATATTCTATATCGACGTTGGCAATCTTCCCAAGATGAAAGCCGAACAATATCTAAAAGATATTATGACCAAGTTTAAGAACAAGGTCACATATGATGCCTCGACTGGCGAAGTTCGAGACGAAAGAAAATATATGACAATGCTTGAAGATTTCTGGCTTCCTAGAAGAGAGGGCGGAAGAGGAACAGAAATCACAACACTTCCAGGCGGTCAAAACCTCGGTCAAATCGAAGACATTCAATATTTCCAAAATAACCTATTCAAAGCTTTGAACGTTCCAGTTTCTAGACTTGATCCTTCTGCAGTGTATTCTCTGGGAAGGGCTACTGAAATCTCAAGAGATGAAATTAAGTTTACCAAATTCATCAAAAGAATGAGAGCTAAATTCTCTGAATTATTCAACGTTCTTCTCGAAAAACAACTGATTCTTCGCGGTATTATGAATGACCAAGAATGGGAAATTTTCAAACCATATTTCGAATACATTTTCTTGGACGACAGCCACATGGCAGAAATGAAAGACATTGAGGTTATGAACACCAGAATGAATCTGTTGATGGACATGGATCCATTTATCGGCAAATATTTCTCTCATGAATATGTGAGGAAGAATATCTTAAAACAAACTGAAGAAGAAATAGAACAAGAAAACGAATTGATTGCACAAGAGATGCAAAATCCTATTCTCAACCCACAATTGTTAGAACAAGAACCGCAGCAAGCACCACCAACAAAAACAAAAGTTCCGAGAAATAAAAAAGCTTGATTATATAAATAGAAAGAATTTTAGGAGATAACAAATGTACGGTACACGTAAAAAAAGTAAAGGTAAATCTTCTTGTGCAGAAGATACAAGAGAACTTCTTAAACTTGCTCTTGAAGAAAAACCAAACGCTTTCCGAGAAGTATTTGACGAAATCATGCTCGCCAAGATCGTAGATATCTCTGACGAGATGAAAGACGAGATCGCCCAGTCAATGTTCGGCGAAAGCCATGATCAGGATCGGACTGATGAAGCTTTAAACCACTGGGATGAACATGTTGCACCAAAACTGCATAAAGGCGGAAACATAAATCCACAATTTACAAAAGCAGTTGACAGACACGTAAAATTATATGGACCTCATCAAGTTTGGAACCACCACGGTCATGATGGCTGGGAAAATTCAGGATATCCCGATTGGTTTGACGCCGAAAAAAAAGAATGCAAACCATTAAAACGAGCTTGGGTGCCAATTGATGAACAATTAGAACTACGTTGGGTGCCAATTGATGAAGAACGCGAGCATACGCTTAAAAAAGAATCTTTCGAACCAGAAGAAGATGAAGTCGATGAAGACGAGGATTTCGATATCTCCGACGAAGATCTTGAAGATCTAGATCTCGACGATGAAGATTTTGAAGATGAAGAAATTTCAGAAATGAAAAAACACGAAAACGAAAAGGGCGACGAAAAGCACCCAAGAAAATATTCTAAAAAAGGCAAATCCTAATGTCTAAGAACCTCAGACAACTCAGAGAAAAAGCTTCGGCCAAAGGCGGAAAGGTCAAATTAGAGCCTCTTCAGCCACCAAAAGACAATACTGTCGCAACACAGCATTTCTACAAAAAACATGTTGCTGTTCATCATCCTGATCCAGCTGGTAATGGAGATGATGTTTATAAAGCATCAAACATTACTCCAGTAAAACGTTCTCCTGAGCATGGTTATGATCCTGGAAAAGACGAGGAAATTTATGAAAGTGCGTATAAAAGAATACATACTAAAAGACAAGAACGTCAACGTTTAATCAAAGGAAGAAAAGAACGCGCACGTTTAACCAAAGCTGTTAGAATCAATAATATTCAAGATATAATTGACGGCTTAGAAGACGATCATAGATCTTCGCGCAAAGCCTTTGGAAAAACCATGAGAGATAAATACAACAAATATCTCACTCAGAGTTTTGAGTATGATTACGTAACAGAATCTGCCCCTCCCGGAAAAGACGCCGAAAATTGGATTAGATCCAACAAATCTCGTTTTATCAAAGAATATGGCGAAGAAAAGGGTTTGAGAGTTTTATATGCAAGAGCTTGGAAATTATTTGGTGAGTCCCTTGTTTCTGAAGCTAAAAGACCATTATTGGCTTCCACTCAAGAACAACGAGCTGCTAGAATGGCTGCCAGAGCTGCTAAAGAAGCAGAAAAAGCAAAAACAAGAGAAATCCTTGCACAAGAAACAGACGCGATGAAAGTTATGGCAAATAAAAGTTTTGAAAGAGGAAAAGTTGTTCCATCAGACCCCGTTTCAGTAATAAACAGAACAACTCAACCTGGAGCTCCAAACTTATCATCAAGCGATACACTAAAGCGTTGGATGGGTTATTGGAAAAACCATTTTGGAATGGAAAATCCAAGGGTTCATAAAAATCATTTTGAATACGCAATCACAAGCCTCTACAACACTCTAAACGAAGAGAACAGAGAAGTTATGTTAAAACTGATGGAAAGCGAAGAAGGCGTTGTAAGTCTTGTTGAATTCGCAATTGAAAAGGGAATCGACTAATGCCATATAGGATTATGAATAATAAGAAAAATGGTTCTGTGGCAATTCACATGAATGCAAATTCTGGCAATATTGTTATTGCTGGAAATAACTCTGTTTCAAACATCGCTCTTCCCGGAGAAAACATCGTAACAGCTGTCATCAACCAGCTTTGGGCTGGTTCGCCATCTGGAGCAAACTCATATTGGGAAATCAAGCGCGGAGCCAATGTGGTTCTTGTTGTTGATTCTTCTTGCTGGCTAGATTTTTCTGGTAATGGAAGACAGCTTACCCTAGATGGTTCTGCAGATCTAACTGCAAATCTCATTGGTTCTACAGCAGGAACTCTAATATTAGATTTGCAAAAGCTAGGAACAGGTGGAGCTCCCCCACTTGGTGCTAATAGCGATTATGTAGTACCAGGACAATAAGGAGGATCTAAATGAAACTTATTTCTGAGCAAATTGAAGACGTAAAGATTATCACAGAAGCTGCCGAAAACGGTAAAAAGAACTTCTATATCGAAGGTATCTTTATGATGGGCGAGGTTCAAAATCGTAACGGAAGATTTTATCCCGCCGCAGTGTTAGAATCAGCTGTTGACAAATATACAAAATCTCACATTACAGAAAAGAGAGCATTCGGAGAACTCGGTCATCCAGATGGTCCATCAATCAATCTTGATAGAGTTTCTCATCTGATCGAAAAACTTGAAAGAGACGGAAACAATTATATCGGAAGAGCAAAAATTCTCTCAACGCCTATGGGTAACATTGCTTGTGGTATCATGGAAGCTGGTGGTAAACTCGGCGTTTCGACTCGTGGTCTCGGCACACTCGAAGAAACAAACAAAGGATACAAACTGGTCAAAGATGACTTTTTCCTTTCAACAGCTGCTGATATTGTAGCTGATCCTTCTGCTCCTGATGCCTTTGTTAACGGCATTATGGAAGGTGTAGATTGGCTTTGGGAAAATAATCTTCTTGTTGCGCGCAAAGCTGAGAGACAAATCGAACAAGCTGTAACATCAAGAGAACTGGACGATGACAAAAAACTTGAGATTTTTGAAAGATTTCTTAATGGTGTTGCAAAAAGAATATAAAACACAAAAAATTATAAATACAATATAGCTCAAACGGAGTTTAAAATAATGACTAAGAAAAGGTTAAACGAAGAAGAATCAGTAGCAGCTGCTACTCTCAAACCCAATCCTTCTCGTCCAGAAATGCTCTCAACTCTTACGCAGATGTTAGCACAACTCGGACAAGAAGATCTCTCTCATTTCTTCAATGATGCAATGGCACAAATTGGCCATGAAGCAGATAACATTCCTCCTGGTGCCGCAGCCAAAAATGCAGCATCTATCATGGCAAAAACTGGTGGGGCCATGGCCACAAAAGAAGATATCGCTCAGATCTTTGGCAATGACAAAACATTAACCGAAGAATTCACTGAAAGAGCTACAGACGTTTTCAATGCTCTAGTGGAAGCCAAAACTATCACAATTCGTGCTGAGCTTGAAGAACAGTATGAACAAAAACTAGCAGAAGAAGCAGAAGAAACTGTTTCTCAGATTACAGAAGTTCTAGACCAATATCTTAATTATGTTGCTTCTGAGTGGGTCAAAGAAAATAAACTTGAACTAGAATCATCACTCAAGAATGAAATCGCAGAATCTCTGATGCAGGGAATTTATAATGTTTTCGTTGAAAACAACTTAAACGTTCCTGAATCGAAGGTTGATGTGGTTGAAGCTCTGGTGAACAGAGTTGAAACTCTAGAATCAACTCTTGAAGAAGAAACCAAAGCTAATATTGAACTTAACAATCAACTCCAGGAAAAAGTCAAAAATGAAATTTTTGCTGAAGTTGATGAAGGAATGACATCAACTGCTGC